AAGAGGTTAGTCATGGCCATAGTAAATCAAGTACAGAAGCGTGTAAAAATGCCTAAGTGGGATATTGTGAAGTTTCAGATCCTCACTCACTGCTATATTAAGAGAATTAATCTTAGTGATTCAGATCTTAATTGCTTGACTTTACTAAGTTTTAATGAACCAATAGAATTAACAGACTTTTGTTATGATGCATCTTCAGAAGAAGAGCCAATCTTTAAATCACCGCAGACTGTAAGAAACAGTATTAATAAAGCTGAGAAAAATAGTTTAGTGATAAAAGATGCATCTAACAAAAAGTTAATTAAACTAAATCCTAATTTAAAGATACAGACAGAAGGAACAATACTTTTAGATTATAAATTTTTAGGAGATGAATCCAAGGAAGGCTAAAACAATTTATGAAGTAGTTGCGGAAGATCTTAATATTAAAAAGGATTTAGTAGAAGACTTAGTAGAGTTTTACTATAAGGATGTAAGAAAGTTACTTACTAATCTAGAATATCCAAGAATAAATGTAGATGGTTTAGGGCAGTTTGTTGCAAAACCAAAAGCAGTATCAGGTTCTATTGATAAGATCACTAAATCTTTAGATAATCATGATACTTCTACATTTAAAGCTTATCACAATAAAAAAGCAATGGAAGTTAAGTTAGATCTATTAACAAAGTTACATTCAAAGATATTAGACCAGGAAAGTAAAAAACAAGAATTTTTAAAAACTAAAAAAGATGAAAAACGTACTTAATCTTATTTGGCAAAACAGATCTCAAATATTTGAAGGAATTAAAAACTCAGTTATTAGAGATGAGACTGTAGAAGAAATCTCAAGACTTAGATATGACATCTGTGATGAGTGTCCAGAAAAAGGTAAGAAGTGTGCAGTAAAAGGTACAGCTCCATGCTGTAATGAATGTGGTTGTTCTCTTTCTTTTAAAACTAGGTCTCTATCAGCATCATGTCCATTAGGTAAATGGGATGCTTTAATTACTGAAGAACAAGAAGAAGAATTAGAGAAACTATGAGTATAGTATTTAATGCCAAGGATCATAGCTATAGAAGCAATGACGGCTCAGAGATTAATTGGATAAGTGTAACTACTTTGGTATCACATTTTAAGATACCCTTTGATGCTGAGAAAGTAGCAAAGAAGGTTTGTAAGAATAAAAGATCTAAGTGGTACGGCTATACTCCAAAAGAAATTGTAACTATTTGGAATGCTGAATCAGAAAGAGCAATGTCTCTTGGAACCTTTTATCATAACCAAAGAGAAGCTGACTTATGTGCTTTAGCTTCAATAGAAAGAGAAGGTGTAACTGTACCTGTATTTAAACCAACAGATTTAAATGACGGTATTAAGTTAGCACCATCACAAAAATTAGAACCAGGCGTGTATCCAGAGCATATGGTTTATCTTAAATCAGCAGGCATCTGTGGTCAGTCAGATCTCGTAGAAGTAGTTAATGGTAAAGTAAACATTATTGACTATAAAACTAATAAGGAGATTAAGACTGAATCTTACAAAGATTGGGAGGGAGTATCTGAAAAAATGCTCTCTCCTGTATCTAGTTTAGATGATTGTAATTTTAATCACTACAGTCTGCAATTAAGTATCTATATGTATATGATACTAAAGCATAACCCTAAATTACAACCTGGGAAAATGTTTATCCATCATATAATATTTGAAACAGATGGTGTAGATAGATATGGATATCCTCTTACAAGTTATGATGACAATGGAGACCCAATTGTTAAGGATGTAGTTCAAATGGAAATACCATATTTAAAAGATGAGGTTATTGCAATTATGCACTACTTACATGATAACAGAGATAAAATTAAAAAGAAATGATAGTAAAACTATTTGACATACAGAATGGTAAAGTAATTCCCACAGAACATTGCTATACCCTAAAGGCTCTTAAGGTAGTTATGGATAACTATCCTGATAACTATATCAAGATATATCAGTACTTATTCTATATGACTTGTCCCAATCCAGATTTAAATCCATTCTTTTATACTCCGGATTTAGATAAAGAGTCTTTAATTCTAGATCAAATAGAAGCAGACTTCTCTACTGAAGATGAAGATGTATACATAGCATTGCAATTCTGCCAGAGAATGTATGAGACTCCTACATCTAGAGCATACAAAGGAATTGCATCTATGTTAGATAGATTAGGTAGGTATATGGAAACTACACCTATTACACATGGGCGTGATGGTAATATTACAGCTTTAGTAAATGCTGCTAAAAACTATGAGGCTATTAGAGCATCATTCAAAGGTGCATACAAAGATCTACAGGAAGAACAATCTAGTAGAGTGAGAGGCGGAATAGGAATGGCATATGATCAGTAATGGAAATATTTGAAAACATACCAACCTATGATAATGGTACTTGGACTATTACAGACTTTTCTTCAAGAGAAGAGTTTGCCAAGTTTTTAAGAGACTTATTTAAAGAACCAGGTAAATATAACTTTGATGAAACTAGCTTATTATTTAATTCTGAATCAAGAAAGTTCAGAGAAAATGGATATTACTGCGACTCTCCATTTAAATCCAAAGATTTTATCAATTACTGGGATGAACAAAAACTCAGATGTAGGAGAGGAGTTATCTACAAATCAGGAGCCAACACCTGGTATCTTACTAGAGACTATTACATGTGGCTTAACTTCTTACCGATATTTGATAAGGAGCAACAAATTTTTGACTTTGCCAAAATACGGGATGCGCAGTATCACATGGCCATCTATGAACTATTGGCAGAACTCAACTACAAGCATGTAGCTATTCTTAAGAAACGTCAGATAGCTTCTTCTTACTTTCATATGGCTAAGCTTTTAAACCAAATTTGGTTTGAGTCTGGGGTCACATTAAAGATAGGAGCAAGTCTTAAGGACTACATTAATGAGAAAGGTTCTTGGAAATTCTTAGATGAATATGCTGCATTCCTAAATGAGCATACAGCTTGGTATAGACCAATGACTCCACACAAGGTAATGATGTGGCAACAGAAGATAGAAGTTAGGAAAGGAGATAGAAAGAATGAGGTTGGTCTTAAAGGAACTATGCAAGGCATGTCATTTGAGAAAGATCCAACAAATGGTGTAGGGGGTCCAGTAAAGTTCTTCTTCCATGAGGAGGCTGGGATTGCTCCTAAGATGGATCAGACATATGAGTATATGAGACCAGCAATGAGATCTGGTTTAATTACTACAGGTATGTTTATAGCTGCGGGCTCAGTGGGGGATTTATCACAGTGCAATCCTCTTAAGGATATGATCCTGAATCCTACTTCAAAAGATATTTATGCTGTAGAAACTAATTTAATAGATAGTAAGGGAACAGAAGGTCTCTCAGGTTTGTTTATTCCTGAGCAATGGTCTATGCCTCCGCATATGGACCAATATGGTAATTCAATGGTTGAAGAAGCTTTGATTGCCCTGGAAGAGCAATTTGAAAAATGGAAGAAAGAATTATCTCCAGAAGATTACCAGTTAAGGATATCTCAGCACCCTAGAAATATTGAAGAAGCATTTGCACATAGATCAGTATCTGTATTTCCTCCACACTTAGTAGCTGCACAGCAAAGAAGAATAGAAGAGAAAGAATATGCATATGAATTCCTAGATATATTCTATGATGAGAATGGTAAACCTGCAGTAAGAGAAACAACTAAACTTCCAATTATGGAGTTTCCTGTATCTAAAAAACTAGAAGATAAAACAGGAACATTAGTAGTTTGGGAGAGACCAATTAAAGATCCAACCTTTGGTCAGTATTATGCATCTATTGACCCCGTCTCAGAAGGTAAGACAACTACCTCAGAATCACTTTGTTCCATATATGTAATGAAAGCACCAGTTGAAGTAACTAAGGTAACTGGCGTAGAAACAGAGACTTATCTAGAACAAGATAAAATAGTTGCAGCATGGTGCGGTAGGTTTGATGATATTAATAAAACTCACCAAAGATTAGAACTAATAATAGAATGGTATAATGCATGGGCATTAATAGAAAGTAATATCTCTTTATTCATACAATACATGATATCTAAAAAGAAACAAAGATATCTTGTACCAAAAGGACAGATCATGTTTCTTAAAGATCTTGGTGCAAATACTAACGTGTATCAGGAGTATGGTTGGAGAAACACGGGTAACTTATTCAAGGCTCACATGCTCAGTTATGTTATTGAGTATTGTAAAGAAGAACTAGATACAGAAACAAAACCAGATGGAACAATAGTAAGAACTAAATATGGAATAGAAAGAATTCCAGACCCTATGTTAATCAAAGAAATGCAAGAATATGTAGAAGGACTCAACGTGGATAGACTTGTTGCATTTACTGCTTTAGTTGCATTCATGAGAATACAGCAATCTAATAGGGGATATGCAAGAAGAACCATTATGGATGATACAGCTAAAAACTTGCAAAAGTCAGAAAAAATGTTTAAATTAAATAGTAGTCCATTTAGGCATATGGGCAGCAACCGTGGATTAACAAATGGGTCAGTGTTTAAAAAATCCCCATTTAAAAATATAAAGTAACTATGCAAGTATATAACGCATTACAGTTAAAGAAAGGAGCAAAAGTTGAAAACAATAGGATGGGTACTATTACCCAACCTTTACAATTTTTACCTAAAAAAGAAAAAGATGAAAAGTGGGCTGCTTGGAATCTTGACTGGGTTGAATGGCAAGGATTAAAACAAATCCGTAGAAATGCCAGAAGACTAATGAAAAACTATAAGCTTGCAAAAGGTATTATAGATAGATCAGATTATATTGTAGAAGATAATAATGAGTATAGAGATATAGTAGAATTACTTACAAAGGAAGATGCTTCTGCATTAGAGTTAAAGTTCTATCCAATTATTCCAAATGTTATTAATGTCTTAGTAGCTGAATTTGCTAAAAGATCAACTAAGTTAACTTACCGTGCTGTAGATGAGTTCTCATATAATGAGATGCTAGAGCAAAAGAGAAAGATGGTAGAGGATACTCTATTAGAAGATGCAAGATTAAAAACAGCATCTGCATTAATGGACCAAGGATTAGATCCGGCATCTGAAGAATTTACACAAGAAACATCTGATGAAAAATTAAAGTCTCTTCCTGAAATAGAATCTTTCTTTAAGAAAGATTATAGATCTATGATAGAAGAGTGGGCTACTCATCAACATAAAGTAGATGTAGAAAGATTTAAAATGGATGAGCTAGAAGAAAGAGCTTTCCGTGATATGCTTATTACAGATAGAGAGTTCTGGCACTTTAGAATGATGGAAGATGACTATGAGGTAGAACTTTGGAATCCAGTAGTTACTTTCTATCATAAATCTCCAGATGTAAGATATATCTCACAAGCTAACTGGGTTGGTAAAACAGATATGATGACACCATCAGATGTTATTGATAGATATGGTTATTTAATGGATGAAGAACAATTAAAAGCATTAGAAGCCATATATCCTATTAGATCTGCTGGTTATACAATTGGAGGTTATCAAAATGATGGAACATTCTATGATGGAACAAAATCCCATGACTGGAATACTAACATGCCTTCATTAGCATATAGACAATATACTACAGCTAGAGCAAATTCAATTTATGATGGTGGAGATATTATTGCACAAATACTTTCTGAAGGAGAAGACTATTATGATCAAGGTATTGCATACTTATTAAGAGTAACCACTGTATATTGGAAATCACAAAGAAAGGTAGGACATTTAATTTCTATAGATGATAATGGTGAAGTAAAGATGGATATAGTTGATGAAGACTATGAAACTACTATCAAGCCAATATATGATACCAGATTAAACAAAAACAAAACTAAAGACAATTTAATCTATGGAGAACACATAGACTGGATATGGATTAATGAAGTTTGGGGAGGAATTAAAATTGGACCAAATATTCCAAGCTTTTGGGGTATGAATAATCCTGGTGGATTCACACCAATGTATATAGGAATAAACAAAAGTAAAATTGGACCAATTCCTTTCCAGTTTAAAGGAGACAGTACATTATACGGATGTAAGCTTCCTGTAGAGGGTTCTGTAT